TGATGAAATTGATGACGTTGAAATTTATGGTCGATGGGAAGACGATCGTGCTTTAACCGATCATCGTTTCCGAGGCTCTTTACATATTGACGAAATACAACGCAAGCTTAATAATGTTAAATTTACTTTTATCATTCCAATTAAAAAAGGATGGGTAACAGCAAAATATTTAGAAATGATTCACGCTGGTGTAATTCCATTTTTCCACCCAACCTATGACGAACAGAGGCATTTGCAAATTCCTGACTTCCTTCGAGTTAATAGCGCGTCTGAAATGAAAGAAAAAATGGAACGTTTAATAAACAATGAAAACGAGTATGTTTCTGTTTTAAAAGGTTTGCGTAAATTGATTCTTAAACCTGAATATTACGACGGTACATTCCTAAACAAACAAATTATGTCTGCCGCTGATCCTTCTTATGTTGCTCCAAACAAAGAAGAATATGAAAAGAAAACGGCTGCAACACTTGAGGAGTTTTTTGCATGAATAAAGAAATAACTTGGGCCCCTTTGATACCTTTAATCGGAGGACAAATGTTAGGCGCTGAAAGGGCATTTGGTACAGCTCCGTCTGCAATATATTCTTATGATGGGTTTCAAGCAAATGATGGACATTATGTAAATTATCAACAAAATACATTAGGTCGAGATGTTTCGTATATCTTACTTGAAGATAACATTCCCCGTGGTAAAGTTGATGTTATTTCTGGCACTCCTCCTTGTGCGGCTTTGAGTCAATTAAATACAGGTATGTCTGCAGAATCAAAAGGCGCAACTTGTGCAAAGAATGATTGGATGTACCAAGTTTTTACAGAAGCAATTGATAATTTTGAGGTCAAAGCAGTTGTAGTTGAAAATGCCCCTGCTCTTTTTACAAATAAAGGTTATGAAGTTGCAAAAAAATTATATGATATTTGTAACGAACGCGGATATAGTTTGACTTTGTATAAAACATCAACTAAATATCATGGAATTCCACAGGCAAGAGATCGTACATTTGCTATTGGTTGGAAATCTGAAACCGCTCCTATTATGGGTTGGTATAAAAGAGATCGACAAACATTTGAAGAATATTTGAATACTTTGCCAAAAGATTCATTACAAAATGATTTGATTATCAACAAAAAAGTTGCGGATGAGCCATACTATCAATTCATCAAAACACTTTCTAACCAAGATCCTCGTGAAATTATTATTGAAGATCGTGATCACGGCGGGGGTACGGCATTTGGTTGGATTCAACGCAACGGATTATTAGAACGCGCAAATCAATGGTTTAAAGAAACCGGCAACGAAGCAGGGATTAAATATTCTGATCATGCAATTAAAAAATTTGCTGCAGGAAAAGGTATTTGGGATGGCTCTGTACACGTTTTTAAGGATACAATGAATGCTGTAATAGGCCGTAATATGGTTGACACTATTCACCCATCTGAAGATCGATCTTTAACTATCCGTGAAGCATTATATATGATGGGATTCCCTACAGATTTTGAATTGATTGGAGGTTTGCCTAAAGTAAATCATATTGCACAAAATGTACCAGTACCAACATCACGAGACATTCATACAGAAGTTGCAAAGTTTATTAGAGGCGAATTATCATTTTCAGAAACAAACTTTTTGCGACAAAATAATCACAAAGAAGAAACTTCGGTCGACCCATACGGTAAAAACAATCAACCGACTCTTGAGGAGTTTTTTGCGGCATGAAACACCATTTAATATTAGACTTCGAAACCTTGGGGCAGGATGTACACAAATGTGCAATTATTGATGTTTCTGTCATGGTATTTGATTGGGATCGTTTTTGTAGCGATAATCCTTACACTTATAAGGATATTGAATTAACAAAAAGATTTAAGTTATCAGTTAAAGATCAAACTTCAAACTATGATTACGAAATTCAAAAAGACACAATTGAGTTTTGGGAACAACAAGAAAAAGAAGTTCGAACTAAGATTACCCCAAAACCTGATGACTTGACTGTTAAAGAATTTACTGATCAATTTTTAGATTTTTTAATTGATGGGCCAAAGATTGAATATTGGTGGTCAAGATCTAATACTTTTGATCCAGTTATTCTTGAAAGATTATTCAAATCTCAAGGTAAAGTTAAACACATGCAAGAACATTTAAAGTATTGGGCTGTACGTGATACAAGAACTTGGATTGATGCAAAATTAAATTTTCCTAAAACCAACGGTTTTACTCCAGTGAACCGAGAAGAATGGGATAAAGTATTTAGAAAGCACGACAGTTCTTGGGATATCTTAGCTGATGTATTAAGAATGCAATTTATTGACCGTATTGAAAACGACGTGGATTAAAAATGGAACAAGATAAAATAAGTATAGAAGAATTGCGTAAACACAAGATCTTTTTGGCAACACCTATGTATGGCGCCCAATGTATGGGATCCTATACAAAATCGGTTGCAGAATTATCAATGATTTGCGCTGTTAACCAAATCGCAATTAAACATTACTTTATCTTTAATGAGAGTTTAATTCAAAGAGCAAGAAATTATTGTGTAGACGAATTTCTCAGATCAGACTCAACTCATTTGTTGTTCATTGATGCTGATGTTGCTTTTAATCCACACCACGTTATCAATATGTTAGCAATACAGCTTAAGAATGAAGAAATTGATATTATTACTGCGCCTTATCCAAAAAAAGCGATTGCTTGGGAAAAAGTTATTAAAGCTGTCGAGCAAGGCAAAGGCAATGATAATCCATACGATTTAGAAAAATATACAGGTGATATGGTATTCAATCCGGTGCGTAAAGAAAATGGGCCTCCTTTAAGGTTAGACCAACCTATTGAAATTATGGAAGGCGGAACCGGATTTATGTTAATACCAAGATACGTATTTGAAAAATTTAATGCAGCGTTTCCTGAATTGAGATATACGCCCGATCATATAAGGTCTGAAAACTTCGATGGCACAAGACAAATTACTGCGTTTTTTGATTGTATCATCGATCGTACTTCAGGCCGTTATTTGTCTGAAGATTATTTCTTTTCAAGAAAATGTCGAGAGATTGGATTGAGTATTTGGATGTGTCCTTGGATGGAATTGCATCATATTGGGACGTATATTTTTAAAGGAAATATGATTGCTGCCAATTCAATTGGTGCTGCGGCTACCGCAAATGAATCTGCAAGGAGAAGTACTTATAACAAAAATAAGGCTAAGCGTGATAAAAAGAAAAATAGTTGACATTATAACAGTTTTGTTATATAATAGCATTCTAAAATCAAGGAGTATTTTTTATTATGAAGTTCAGTGAAGAAACGGTAACAGTTCTTAAAAACTTTTCTGGGATTAACAAATCAATTCGTTTTACCCCAGGATCAACTTTAAAGACTATTACTCCAGAAAAAACTTTGATTGCAACCGCCGCGATCAAAGACAAAATTCCATCAGAGGCTTGCGTATATGATGTCTCAAGATTTTTATCAATTTTGAGTCTTTATAATGAGCCTGATGTAGAATTTAATGATAAATATTTTATTATTTCTGAAGGACGGCGTAGAACGAAATATGTCTATGCTGATATTTCAATGATTCACGTTCCTCCTGAAAAGGATATTAATATCCCTACAGAAGACGTGGTTGTCAATGTCAAGTGGGAAGATCTGCAATCAGTGCTTAAGGCTGCAGGTGTCCTTCAGTTCTCTGAGGTTGCTTTCGTTGGTACCGACGGCAAAGTATATCTCAAAGCCATCGACAGTTCACAAGAAGGTGCTGATGACTACGGTATCGAGATTGGCGAAACTGAAGATGAATTTAAGATTATCATCAAAACCGATAACCTTAAACTGTTACCCCAGGATTACAGAGTAACCCTTTGTTCTAAAGGTATTTCTGAATTCAAAGGTGACTCGGCTACTTATTTTGTAGCTATTGATTCAAAGTCGACTTACAATAGAGGATAAATACTATGAGTGATGCAATGCAACAACAACAAGAACCTGTACAGGTTACGTTGAATGATATTGCCACCGTTGTTCAAATTATTGATGTGGTTTCACGTCGCGGTGGTTTTCAAGGTCAAGAACTTGCAGGAGTAGGTATGCTTCGCAATAAGCTTGATATGTTCCTTCAGCAAAATATGTCTGAAGAACAAAAACAACAGTTAGCTGCAGCGCAGGACAATCAACAGGCTGATACGCCCGTTGATGTAACTTCTGCCGAAGGCGAACTTGCAAGTTTGGTACAATAACAAACTGCAACTTAAAGGGGGACCACAAGTCCCCTTTTATTTTTTTATTATGATGAAGGTGATTATATTATGGTGGATGCAAAATCCAACGAAGTCTTATGGGTGGAGAAATATAGACCTCAAAGAATAGACGATACAATTCTCCCCGAACAAATGAAAACAACTTTCCGTAAATTTGTCGATGACGGAAATGTTCCTAATCTGTTATTAACAGGTACTCCAGGCGTAGGTAAAACGACGATTGCTAAGGCAATGCTTGAAGAGCTTGATTGCGATTACATTGTTAAAAATGGTTCTCTTAATGTCAATATTGATGCAATACGATATGACATTTCTACTTTTGCTTCAGCAGTATCTTTGACAGGCGGGCGCAAATATGTTATATTTGATGAAGCAGATTATCTAAATGCCGCAAATGTACAACCTGCCCTTCGCAATTTCATCGAAGAGTATTCAAGCAATTGTGGATTTATTTTTACATGCAACTTTAAGAATCGTATTATTGCGCCATTACGATCTCGTCTTTCTGAAATTGATTTCAGTATTGAAACAGACCAAAGACCTAAGATGGCAATGTGTTTCTATAAACGCGTACAAGCCATTCTTGATCAAGAAGGTGTTGATTATGATCCTAAGGTTGTTGCAAAAGTAATTGAAAAACATTTCCCTGACTTCCGTAGAGTATTGACTGAATTGCAATCCTATGCAGGTGCTGGTAAAATTGATGAAGGTATTTTTGTTAATCTTAAACAAGAATCACTTGATGAAATGTTTAATTATCTAAAGAATAAAAACTTTACTGAAATGCGCAAGTGGGTTGCAAAAAATTCAGATCAAGATATGAACGAAATGTTTCGCCGTATATACGATATGTCAGCTGATAAAATTGCGTTGCGTACTCTCCCAGGATTTTGCGTAACTCTTGCGGATTATATGTACAAAGCAAATTTTGTCGCGGATCCTGAAGTCAATATGGTTGCTTTCTTGACTGAAATTATGATTGAATCGGAGTTTAAGTAATGTTTTTGAAATTAAGATGTTTCAATTGTAATAAAAAGCTTAAAGGTGAATTGGATACTTTTACTGTTTCTATGAATACCGTTGAAGGTAAACATAAAGTTAAAATGTGTGGCAGTTGCGCATTGCAGCTTGACGAAATACTTAAAGAGATTGAGGATATCCACAATGACGAAACAACTGACTCCCTTTGATTTTATGAATGCGGCTTCGCTAACAAAGGAAAATCTAATTAGCGATAATGATTACCCGGAAATGATTGAGAAAGAATACGTTCCTTATATTGTTAATCGTGGTTTTTCAAATTTTGAAGACAGCATTTTACACGCGAATGAAATGAATCAACGAGCTCATTTGTTTAACGCTGCGCAGTTTCAGTATTATAGATCTGTTCTTCGGAAAAGAAAACGATTTTCTAAATGGTATAAAAGCGAAAAGAATGAAGATTTGGATGCTATACAACAAGTGTATATGTGCAGCAGATCGATCGCTAAACTATACTATAAAGCCTTGTCTACAGACGATTTAAAGCAAATCAAAGAGAAATTAGAGATTGGCGGGTAGGTGAATTTAAAGATTTGATAAATAAATCTTGTAACTATATTATGAGTTACCACACTTACAATAATCATAATAATAAGGTGAGAGATGGAAGAGGATATTTTCAAAGGTGTGGGTATTGAGATCAATCTCCCAGCCCAGGATAATTTTTTAAAGGTTAAAGAAACCTTAACGCGGATAGGTATCAGCTCAAGGAAAGAGCGTCGTCTTTATCAATCGTGTCACATTCTCCATAAACAAAATCGATATGCAGTTCTTCATTTTAAAGAGTTGTTTATTTTGGATGGAAAAAGGAATACGTTTACTGATGAAGATCGCGCAAGAAGAAATACAATTGTAAATTTGCTTGAAGAATGGGACTTAGTAAAAATTGTTAATAGAGAAGCTGCATCTGAACCGATTGCATCTTTAAATCAAATTAAAATCATTTCTTTTAAAGACAAAGATGATTGGGAATTAGCGGTTAAGTATAATATTGGTAAAAAATAACCGAGGCTTATATTATGAAAATAAGAAAAGTACATTCAGCTAGTACTTATATTTTGAACGAATTAAATCAAATAGAAATTTCTCCAGTGTTTACGCAAGGAGAAAGATTAACATTATGGGACGCTTGGAACGAATCAAAACCTATTCTTGTTAAACAGCTAACAAGAGGAATAGGTATAATGTTGCCACCAGAGTCAAGAATTGGTTTGCCAACTGGTTTATTCGTTTCGGGTTTGTCAAAGGATACCGTATTAGAAGTTGATGTAAGTCCTTCTGCGTCATTAACAAAGGGTTTAATGTCTATCGGTAGTACAATTATAACAGAAGACGGAGAGATCACTGTAGGATGTTATAATGCTTCTGATAGTCTTGTTGCGATAGTTAACGGGGACGTAATTGGAATAGGAAAATTAACTAAAATTTCTTCTGTTCCTATAGAAAACGAATAAATAAATTTCGAGATGCCGTAAGGGTCTCGAATAATCGTCGGGTATTGCCGACACACAACTAAATGTCTTGCTTAAAAGGAGATAGCACATGACTAGACTTAACTTTAATACGTTAACCCCTTATTCCGTTGGTTTCGATCGCATGTTCGATCGGCTGTTAGATTTGGATACAAGCCATCCTAATAACCAAGGATTCCCCCCTTACAATATCCGCAGAGAAGATGAGAAATTCTTCATCGACATTGCTCTCGCCGGAATCGACCAAGAAGATATTGACATCGAGCACAAAGAAAATACCTTGACTGTCAAATCAGCGTGGGACGAATCAGGCGATTACCTCAATGGTGGTGGCGAATATCTTCACCGTGGTATTTCAAGAAAGAAATTTACTCGACAGTTCACCCTCACGGATGATATTGAGGTGCAAGGTGCCGAGTATGTCAATGGTCTTTTAACTATTCATTTGGAAAGGATTATCCCCGAAGAGAAGAGACCCAAGAAAATAGCCATTAATTCTAAAAAAGAACTATTGGTCGATTGAGGAGACTTATATAATGGAATTACAAGGACGACTACTACCTGATGTAGTCTTTAAGACACGTGTACGCGACGAATCGATTGGCGGTGACAATCCCTATCGGTGGGAAGATGTAACCACGGATGATCTTTTCGAGAAGAAGCGTATAGTTGTATTCAGTTTGCCTGGAGCATTCACACCCACGTGTTCGACGTATCAGGTACCTGGCTTTGAAGAGGCCTATGAGTGCATCAAATCACTTCATGTTGATGACGTTTACTGTGTATCGGTAAATGACGCATTTGTAATGAATGCCTGGGCTAAGGCTCAAGGTGTTGAGAACATCAAGATGATTCCAGATGGCTCTGGCAAATTCACTGCTGGACTTAATATGTTGGTCGAAAAAGA